GGGGCTTCAAGGCTCGGGTGGTTACTAAGTCTCCCGGTTCTGCAGTGGCCGTCGGGCACCTCTTGAGAAGAATCGGGTTCTCCTCGCTCCGTAAGGATCCGAGGATATCCGAGACTCTCTCGGGCGACCACCTTGCGGCGGTCGCCTCCGCAGTTAAGGACGGTGTTCCGGGACCAATTGGGATCCTTTCGGCTGACTTGTCTGCCGCCACAGATCACCTTTCCTTTGAGGCTTCTCAGTCTCTCTGGAAGGGTTACTGTGACGGCGCTGGTCTGCCGAAGGACCTATGTGACGTTGGCATGAGGCTTTTGGGCCCCATGCGCGTCACATATCCGTCAGGTGAGTCCGTAACTACGACGTGTGGGGCCCTTATGGGCCTCCCACTGTCGTGGTTCCTTCTTAACCTGGCGAACCTTTGGTCCGCTGACACCGCTGTTCTCCAAGTCCGGGCTTCCCATCCAGGGGAGCTTGGGCCCCAGCCCTATCGGATTTGCGGCGATGACCTGATTGGGTTCTGGAGAGCTCGAGTGAAGGCAGCTTACGAGAAGAACATCCTCCTTACGGGGATGCAATTCTCTGGGCCGTCCAAGCACTTGTTCTCCCGAACCCATGGCATCTTCACCGAGGAGGTCTTTCGACTCTTCCCGGTGGAGTGCCGTCAGGCCGTCACCGTGGTTAAAAGAGTTCGGGTTAAGCCGGGTTGCGACCGACGAGCTATGCTCGCGCGGCAGCGATGTCCCGGCCTGGAGAAACCCGTCCTCGATTTTCCACGGTTGTCCGCAAAACCCGGCAGGGACTGGGTGGAATGGTTGGGCCAGTTGGCCTCCCACTTCGAGGCCTTGTCACGGTTCCCGGGCATTTGCCCGGGTCCACGGACTTGGTCCCTTGGTGGGTCGTCATTGGCCCTTCCTGTTCCATGGCCGCCCGTCGTCATCCGGATCACGCGAGGCTGATAAGGCAGATCACCTTGTCAGCTCACCCGGGAGTTGTCTCCTGGGCCTCGCAGAGGGGGCTTCCCCCCTTTCTGCCGCGTGAATTCGGTGGCTTCGGGCTGCCTCCCAAGCGTCCCCTGAATCAGGTTCGCCTCAGGGACGTTGTAGGCAGTTGGGCTAGACCGGCAATCGCACGGACCCTTTATGGGAGTAAAACCCCACAAGAGGTCACGGCTCTTAGCCGAGTCTGGTCCAACGTGGGCAGCACAGCCTGGCGGGAACTCGCCTCTGACGATGTCGGAGACGTTTTCTCACACAGTTACCGTGCTGTCCGCCTAAGCGCCCCTGGGGCCCCCCTTCCGCGGAAGTGGCTCGGATACCCCCGTGTTCTTGGTGTCCTTCCCTCCGAATTGGAGGAGAAGGCCATCCTCTCCCGATCTCAGGACTATGTCCTGATGATGGGAGTTGAACCGGGTAGGTCATTCCGAATCACCCCGCAGTCGGTGGCACGGGCACTGCGTCGGAAGGCCAAGAAATTGGCCTTTCCCCATCGGTTTGTCCCCAAGAGGCCCCTTTCGGAGCTTCTTGAGGTGTCAGCCGACAGGGAATCTTCCTATGCAGTGCTCGCGGTTCCTGAAAATTGGGAAGCCGAGCGCAGAGGAGCACCTGGCCCCGTACCCTCTCGGGTATGGGACCAGCTTTCGGCCCAACGCCGTGTTGCCACGGCAC